TATGGGTATGAATTTTCAGGCTAACATTCTCCCGATGGCGATCGCAGGCTTCACGACTTCTATCGGCTTCAAGGTCGGAAAGCGACTATTGAGAAAGCCCATCGGGTCGATCAACAGGAATATCATAGTTCCAGCCCTCGGAGCCGGTATAAAATTGTGAAGTGATTGAATGGCAGATGTAAACGCATACGGTTCTTTGATCTCTAGTCGGGGTCAATGCATTCCCCTCCTCAATGCAGCACAGACAGAAAATGCCGAGGAGGAGATCAAAACCGATTCAAACTTTGTCGGTAGTGCTCAGACTGCCGGCACATTTGGAACCCAACAGTTCGGGGGTTTCACGGTTGCCAGAGCCGGGATCATGGCGGAGAATGATTGGAATTACTGCTTTGTGAGATCAGCCGGAAAGATCAAACTCGCCCTCCCAATGGGATCGGGCATCGCCGGGGGATCGCAGGGACTCCCGGCTTCTCTACCTTATCCGAAGGCTCTCAGCAGCGGCGATCAAGTCATCGCTATGGTATCGGCGGTTACCGATCGCACGGCTGCGGTTTCGGTTGCTTGCAGTAATGGGGAATATCATGTGTTTGCGATCACGGCATCGGGTTCGGGAGAACATGAATTCGTTTCCGTGCTCGACGGACAGGGGATCGGGGTGACGCTTCAGGGACGCACAATAACGGCGTGGTTCTGCTCAAGCGGAAACAATGACGCAGAATTGACTTCACCGGTTTATCTTCTGGATGGCTCGGGGGTGCCGACTGCATCACTCTCAATGACTTCATCCGGCGGCGCAGCTGCGGGACAATTTCAGCCGACCCGAGCAAGCGTTATGCTAAATTCGAGGTTGGTCTACCGCACAGATGCGTGATCGTATGCCAATTTCAAAGAGAGCGAAAGCCCGATTCTCTATCATGGCTGCTTCAGAGAAGGCTTCAGTGAAAAAGGCCGCTAAACTCCTATTCGACTGTGAGTTGATGGGCTCTAAGCGTATGAGGGAGATCGTGAGATGGGCAGAAAAGAGATGAGCCCATGCACACACTCTCTAACTTCATAATGGACTCGCAAACAGCCCCGGCGTTAGATATTGGCTTCGGATGGCGGTTGCTTTCAGCCGGAGAGAAGCCACGCTTGATCATCGCAGCCTCGATCCATAGTGGCACGAATACCGCAGCTGCTACGGCTAATCTCTCTATGTTCCCATCCAGATCTGCAGATCAGGCAAACGGCTCCTATGACTTGACCGGCGGCGCAGCTGCGGTGAAGGGATCGGAATCACCTAACTCGATCGCAGGACTCTCTAATGCTGCTCTGGCCGATCCGCTGATTATGCAGACTCGGGGCCACGGTGGGACGCTGATTCTACCGCCCGGATGGATTCTAGTTGGTTCGTTGGCTACTGCTAACGCTGATGGAACCGTCATCTGGCAGGTTGCGAGCGCTGAGATGGGATAGAATGCCTCGAGCAAAGGCGGATCATGTCCAGATCGTGCGCATAGAGTTCAACCAACGCGAAAGGGAATTGCTCGAAACGGCCACGGCTGTTTATGGCATCGAGAAGACGGCAGAAGCGATCAACGATCTCCTGTCCTTCAAGAATCTGTATATCGGGGCTACTGTCCTCGAGATGATCACCGGTCAAGAGATCCTGCTGGGGACTCCTAACGATCTGGCTGAGGTGCTCGAGGGGCTGAAGACATGGTTTCGATCCGGGGGAGGGGCCTTCTTCGACCCCAACAGCCCACCAATGGACTTCGGCGACCCCGAAAGCATGGGACGCAGGGCGGTATCATTCGCGCAGTATATGGCGATCTATGGCCCCCTCGCTTCGATCGCATGGCTCCTACGCTGGCCGGTCCCTGAAGACTATGTTTGGCCCGACGAGAACGGCGCAGCTGCGGAAAACGGCTCGGGTGGTTCCGGTGGTGGTGGTGGTGGCGGCGGCGGTTTCGACACGATCGGGGCCGATGAGGTAGGCGGGCCGTTTGGCTCTCCGATTTAGATCCAGCCCCAAAGCCAGCGGATCAGCCTTCGGACATACTTTCGCTCGGTTTTTCGACTGCTCGAAGCAGGGGGTAAAGCCTGATCTACGGTCTTTTTCGCTGCTAAGATCGGCGCATTACGCTCTTTTGTGAGTTCGAGGAGCCGATCAATGGGGATCTCCCCGTTTGAACATTGAAGCCAATGCTCCCGCGAGGGTCGCCCGTCCGGGTAGCAGGTCGGGCAGGTTGGCTTTCGCATACCATTACAGATCATGAGATCGGGTTCTCTGGCAGGTCGGCAGGGCTCGAAGTGCTGGACTTCATCTCGCAGCTGCTGCTGAACCCACCCGGAGAAGTTGCCTTTTTCGCCTGCAAGCAGATCGGTTTCTTCACAGAGCGAAACCGTGCGAATCCTACGGCCTGTTTTCAAAGTCATGGGAGCCCCCGCGCTGCCTTCTGTTGGATCGTGCAATTCTGGCAATCTTCTTCTGGAATGTGAGCGTAGCGCATGAGTGTGACCGTGGCTTTTGATTTGACTATATCTTCAAGCGAGCCATCCGACTCAAGCCAGAGAACCGCACGGCAGGCGGGATTTCGGCACCTAACTGTATGGTGGCCTTTATCCGCCATTCCCTTAGCAAAGAGATCGAGTATTGTCTTCATTCAACCACCGCCCTGAGATCGTGGGTGATGCCATCCCGAGTTATGTAGCATTGAGCATTTTGGATGCTGGCAACCTGTTCAAATGTCGAACATTCAAATTGAATCTTGCAATATTTGCAGAACAATTTCATAGAAAGCACCCGCCCGAATCACATTCAAAGTCTTCATAGAGAGGTTGACCGACTTCAAACCCGAAATCAGTGAGCCGGGTATCATGATCGAAGGCTATGATACTTCGAGCACCCCATAGGCCACGCTTCACGCCGTTCGCAGCTGCGGCCTTTTCCATGTCCCGAGCGATGCTGAAAAGTCCCGGCTGTTCTACCTTCAATTTGATCCATTTCTTAGCGGATTGATAGGGGCAGCAGAAGCAACCGGATTTTTGAACGGCCAGATCGGGGTAATGCTTCGAGATGTAATTTATGCAATCTTGCCGGCTCATGTTCAAGTCTAGGAGGGGGAACGAATTAGAACACCATTTTATTTCTGCTTCGCGGGCTCTGTGGGCTTCGTCGGTGGTGATCCCTAGCCATGCGTTAGCCCACGGCTTCGGGGCGCTTAGATCACATCTTTTCTTGATCTCTCTCCGGCATGGGTAGATCTTGAAGTTGTAAGTGCATCGAGGTTGTCCGACCATAGGCAAGCGACCATATTTCAAATACCATTCATGTAGGGGAAAAGTGCCGGGGTGCTTGCCGCCCTTGAATTCATTCTCGACGGTCACAAATTCGATCTCTGCCGCAGCTGCGAGAACCTTGATCGCTTCGACAGTGGCATAGGTTTCGGGCATTTCTGATCCGGTATCAGCAAACACGATCAGATCGGGGGGCTCAATCTTTCCGTCTATCGCCATGAGGATGATGCAGGTTGATTGAACCCCCCCACCATAAGAGAGCACTTCGATCAAATCCATTCCCCCAAAGTCGGCTCGAGATATTGACCGACGACTTCTGATTCTTGACGGCCCGGCCAGATGCACACCATAGAGGGAAACGGGGCCGGCTTGCCGCCATCATCGAAACAGAGCCGGCCTTTGATGAATCGGAGTTCGCAATATGGATAGATGAATGAGTGAAAGTAAATCGTGTCTGTATATGGGGGAATGAGCAGTATGATCGTTTACCCCCCGAAATGCCATTCCGCGAAGCACTTTGAAACCCACTTAGCGATCTCTCCTCGAGAGTATGGAGGATTAACGAAGGCAGCACGGCCAGCGGGCCAATGCTCAGAGAGCCCGCAGCTGCGAGGTAGAGGCGGGCAGGGATCGTAGAGCGGGCCGAATTCCTCAGTGAATTCCTCGATGATGTGCGCGGGCGTTTTCCAATTTGGGTTTGAATCGGACTGAACGGGCTTCATGGCTCTCCGACTCCGTAGGTGCTCTTAACTGTATTTATTTCGCATTATCACTCAAAAGTAAATAATAAATACCACGATCATACTATACTACTACTATACAGAGATCTGATCTCTCTATCTCTCTCTCTCAAGGTTTTAGGACCGGGTGGGGTTCCGGTGGGGTATGGTTTGGGACTCCCTCATACTAGGAGCCCTCATTTTTCATGCTATTTTGATGTTATTCTGCTTCAATCGTATGTCGCAGCTGCTGGATCTGGCTATCGAGGACTTAGACACCACGATCGCCGAGGCGATCAAGTCGATCGTTGAAAGTGGGCTATCAGATTTCGAGCCGGTGAACCCGATCCAAGCCGCCCTCGCTCAAATGCTCACGGCACGACTCGAGCAAGCCCCGATCACGGCCACCGTCCTAGATCGTGCTCCTGATGGGAAATTTGCGTGACCATTAAGAACGGCCAACGCCCGCAGCTGCGTCAATGGCCCGGAGAAAAGGCAAGAGGCGATCCAGAAGGCGCAAGTCGTTTTCAATCTTGAACGCCCTCGAAGCGCTCGCCTACGCAACGATCCTAACTGAAGGGGTCGCCGGGACTTCGCCGTGGGGCTTCATTACAGGGCAGGCCGATCTGAAAGGATCATTTCAAGGTCAATTCCTTCAGATGACCACCGGCAACGGCGCAGCTGCTGAAGTCACCGGAGCCGGAGAAATCAGCCTCGGAGATCTTGCCACTAATCCCGGCACGGCTCTAACGGCTATGGGTATGAATTTTCAGGCTAACATTCTCCCGATGGCGATCGCAGGCTTCACGACTTCTATCGGCTTCAAGGTCGGAAAGCGACTATTG